ACCCCTGCTTGAGCAATATAAAACCCCCCAAGTAAATCAGCTAACGCATTAACACGAGGAATAGGAACTAATGGAGTGTAAAGCGCTATACTGAAAAACACCATTGCTCCCATTGCAACCCACGCCATACGTCTTTGAGCATGACTTTTTTCTTCCCGTAATTCTATTTCTAATAATTCTTTAGAACTAGCTATTTCGCTGGAATCTATCTTGCCGTCGTTGTTTGTGTCGTTTTCTTCTAGGGCTTTAGCAATTTTCTTTGCTGCTGCCGTGCGCTCGCCAGCCATTATCTTCTAATTCTGCGCTTAATACGGCGTACCCGAAAGCACCGATCCATACATTGTTTAAACGCATAAGCCGCAATTAACACTATTGCTATTAATATTATGTCTACCCACCAGCCATAGCCTGTGTGTATGCTGTTTCCCATAACGGATACGGGCGGCGTTTCTGGTTGAGAGGTTTGCTCTATGGTAACGGTACTTGATTGAGGGTCTACCGTTATGGTCTTGTTCATACCGTGCCTATGAATCTTTGCTTAACTCGGACAATAGGACTAAACTTTTTCGGGTATTGGTCAGCTTCCATAGAACGTATTTCGCCGCCAGCTTTTTTCTTCTGTGCGCGGCGAGCCACATCTAGGGCGATAGCTACCGCCTGTTTTTTCGGCTTGCCTTCACGCACAAGCGTTTTAATGTTTTGGCTAATCGCTTTCTGCGAGGAAGAATTTTTTAAGGGCATCTCTACACCTTTTAAGCAATCGTAAACTTGCCGCCGCGCAACGCTGCACCCATGCCACGACTTTTTCCCGTAGTGATTTTAGCCTTTGCCGTATTTGGAGTTTTTTCATTTACTAACTTTCCATAAGGTATGCGACCTTGATCGCCTATTTGTGCATAATTTTGAGGTTTAGGGGCAGCGCCAGCAGGCGATCCCTTCCAATGTACTGTAGCCATTTATCTATTCCTTTCTTTGGCACGAAGCCTTAATAGTTCACGTTCATAAGCTGCGTCAATACGATCTTGTCCCATATCTTGTTGAGAAGCCAGCCGCTCATCAAACTGACGAGCGCGTTCTTGCACTTTAACCGTATCTAACTGATGCTCTGCTTGGTCTTGCGCTATATTAGCACTAACTTGCTGTTCTTTTATAGCCAGTTCTTGCTGTTTCAAGGCCACTAACGGATCGATTTGTTGTTCTTCTCCACCGCCTGCAACCTGTCGGCCTAACGCTTTTATGTTCTGTAACTCTTGAGCAATCAACTGGGCAACCATTGCTTCTATCATAGGTTGCATATCTTCCGTGGGCATTTGCCCTTGGTTTTGCTGCATTACCATTTCAATAGCAGTTTCTTCAGCTTTAATTTTAGCGTGATCCATAATGTGTTTTTGTAACGCCACGGCAATTTGTGGGAGCGATGCCACGATGGGTGAACTTCCGAATACCAAGTGAGCCATAATATGTGCGTCATGGTCTTGTCCGTCAAAGGCCCGTAGTTGTGTGTTTTCCAAAGAGTCAATGTTTTCTTGTGCGGGGTCTTTCGGCACAGGTTCATCAGACGAAGGAGGTTTAAGAATTTTATCTATATCTCGTACCCCTAGCGCTTCGTACATCCTACGGAAAGCTTCATAAGGGTTATGCAAATCTGGTGCTTGAGCCGCAAGTTCCATTTGCGTTTGCGCTAATAATATCCGTTGCGATTGTGAAAATACATTTGGGTTGGAAACAGGGATGATAGATACCCGATTGTCAAAATCTTCCGCCATAATAGTCCGGTCGGCGTTTTCTACCGTATAAGGGTATTCTTGAGGTAAATAGTCGGACATTATTTTAGCGAGCAATTTAAACTCTTGGCGCATTGCGTAATGCAGTCTTTTGTGTACTGCCGACATGACCCGCGAGCCTTGCTCCATCATTGCCATTGTCGTTCCAACAGGAGCGCCTTGGTCACCATCGCCCATCTTCAAGTCTGTAATAGTTGCAAAACGGTTGGCCGCATCTACGACAAAACCTAGTAGTTGAAATAAAGTCCCGTCTGGACCCTTAAACGGCAAAGGCATCAAGCTTTCCCGTATAGTTCCCCCTGGAGCATCTACGTCACGGAACTCGCCCGGTTGCAACGGATCAGCATCGTCCCTGATCCTAAGTCCACGGGCCTTGAACCCTGCGGGAAGATTTGAAAGCGTTCCTGCATCTATTAGCTGGCGCAACGCGGCGGTTGCTGTACGAGACAACCCGCCGATTGTGTGGATCAGGCCAAGGCCATAGAACCCAAATCCCGGTAGGAATTTGTAATGCACAAAATATTGTATTTTTTTACGTAGCGGGTCATCTTCTGCGTAATTACGCCGAATTGCCAATATTTGACCGTTATCTTCGCTAATCGTTACGATATAGGGAACCTGTATTCCCGTAGGTTCATCGTCTTTATCGGTATCTTCAAAACCAGCTAAGTCTAAATCAACGTGGCATTCTACCAGCGTACAGTCATAATCTATGTTTGACGCTTGAACGCCCTCGATATAGTCCATTTCCTTGCTTACCGCGCTATTGTCCAACGGACCAGACTGCGACGGCATTACGTCAATATCCCTGTAAAAACCACTTACTTGCAGCTTTCTCAGGTCATTTGAGTTAATACGAGAGATATGTGTGATATTAGGACAGGTTTCAAGATCAGATGTTTCATATGGAACAATCAGGTGTTCTGCGGGAACAAACTTGCTAACCGCCCGTCCTAGTGACTCGTCATAATATACTTTTTTGAACGTAGACCCTGCTAACGGTAAATAAAACAGCATTTGGTCAAATTCAGGGGTGTATTCCTCCATTACATTAGTAATGTAGTAATTCATAAAGTCCTTGACACGGTGCGCTTGGGCTTCTTTTTCACGGGAAGGATCGCCCATAACCGAAGTTCGTACAGGACCACCAGCGGGTAGTAACTCATTAAACGCCTGTGCTTGAAATTGTGTGGCGGCTTCTGCCAATAACGGATGGGTTACACCTGTAGCACCACGAAACGGTTGCGTTCGCTCTTCATAATTAAATCCAAGCAACTCCAGCCCGTTTGCGTAAGCTGTTTCCCAATCGCCGCGAGAAGCTTTATTTGCTTGATAATCGCCCAATAACGTACTTGACAACGAGCCAAGTTCCGTTTGACCCATATCTTCGGCTAGATTCCGATAGAAATCACCCTCATCTACACCCATAGCAGAAAAAGGATCAAAGTCTATAACTACGCCGCCGTCTTCCTCGATTTGAATATCAAGGCCCTCGGGCAAAACATCTTCTGCCATAACTTCAGTGCCACCCATTTCTATTTCTAGATCGCCTTCGTCAATGGAGTTTACTACGTCCATTAAAGGGGTGTTTGGAGGAAGTGCCATGTTAAACCTCTATTAATTCAAATTTAAACTTACAATTCCGCCGCCTGCTTGTCTGCGTACAGGTTCAAAATCAACCAGACCTGAATGAAAATAATCAAAATACGGCTCCGAATCAGTGCTTGTCATTAATGGTAGATTCCCACTTGCAACATAGGCATTGTAGTTTGAAATTGCTTTATTTGCTTTTTCACTAAAACCCCTTATTTCTTCGGTTAGGTTTTCTACCTGATTTTTTCTTTTTTGCGCTTGTTTAGAACCCAGTTGGTGAGGGTTATTAGTCCCGTAAACCCATGCTGGTAACCGAACGCCAGTTAGTATTTCAAAACCGCCAAGATGTTCTCTATCTATAGGGTCGCCTTCCCTAATTTTTACAATCTGGTTTTTAAGGTATTCAATATGGTTTGTCGCTCCTCTTTGAATATCTTCTTTAGTTGCGTACCGTAGTTTGTCTATAGGAGAGCCATGAGGGTCTGTCAGTCTTCCTGTTTCTTCGTCCAATACGCTTTCGTTTATCAACTCATGTCGTTGTTGTTCTATATCAAAAGGATGTGATAACATAGAAAGAGGGACTGCATCTTCCTTAGACATTCTACACTACCATACCTGCACGGGGTAAGCGGCGTTTCCGAAACATATTTCGCGCTACGGGGGCCAAGGATGCTACGCCGCCTTGGTTAAAGAGCCTCGGTCCACGGCCATGCATATCTTCGTAACGAGCTTCGCCACGTAATCTACCCATTTCCGCACGGGCATCTCGTTCACGGGCGGCTACCCGAAAGCGCTCGTCCCGCGCATCGCGGCCTGAATGATAGCGGATACGGTTCATTTCATCTGCGGCATCGTCCTGAACACCTATGACACGCGCTTGTTCATCGCGGATATTCCGCATAACATTTCCGCCACGGTTGTAACGGTGAGGCTCGCGTAAATCCATAATCCCGCC